TAGATTTAAAAGCTCAATAAAACTAAAAGGCGATTTATCCCCTTGCCAATTTTTAGTTTGAACTTCTTCACCCATACTTTTTAATGCATATCTCGAATTAAAGATTGCATGTTTAAGTGATATACCCCTAACTTGCACTTCGTATCTTCCTAAAAATTGGGCATACTTGCTCTAATGGGGGTCTAACCCCATGAAACTTTTCGTAGGTATTCATAAATAAAGATCGGGGATAATGGTCTAAAGCTACAGTACCTATATGCTCCATATAATCAGGCATTAGATCTGCTAATTTTTTGTGAAGTTGATATACCTCTTTATTTTTCATCATATCTTTAATAACAAAAATAGCAAATCCACCTTTAATTAGTTTTTTACAAGATAGATCCTGAATAGCTTTCATCTTATCCCAATATTGTTGGTTAGATTTCATTAAGCCCGAATTGCCTTTCTTTTTATATTCCAGTTTATTATCAGCACCTATACCTTTGGTATGGTCCCCTCCATCAGGATAAGGGTTTGAAAAATTAACTAAAGCACAACTCTCATCTTGAACAACTTTTAATTTTTGTTCTGCATCTCCCTGCATAATCATGTACAAATTGCTGTCATTTTCTGCAAAAGGTTTTAATGTAGGAGCTAATACTTCATCAAAGAATTCATATTCTATTCCTATAAAATTCCTATTTTGTGCAAAAGCTTCTACGGCAGTAGTACCTGAGCCAGCAAAAGGATCCAGAATAGTATCACCTTCTTCGGTATATTCTTGTATTGCCCATCTTATAGCATGTAAAGGAGTTTTAGCAATATGTTTACTATTAACTTTGGGGTAATATTTATTTCTAACATTTTTATTAAGTCTTTCCCCGTTTTCTCCTTCTAATACCCCTAACCATACTTCTGGGGCACAATAATTTTCTTTGCTGTAAAAATTATCAGGATATTTTCCTTTTGCTAATATAGGCTTAGGGCCTAATGTTTCTTTATCAATTATCATGAGGTACTCCTTTTTCTTTATCGATTAAATAATTTTCTAATAGCTTTGCATAACCTATAACATCATGTATGTTGTCAACATAATCCGGATCACCACATGCCATTCTAGAAATTTTACTGAATATCATTTGAACAATCATCTTATGCAAATCACTCCATTCTTTAAATGAAGGACCATTGTGTCTTACCACATCCATTAATGATTGTGATACTAGAGCATTATCTGTAGCTCTACCATATCTACCTTTTCGTGATTTTAACGTTTCTTCTATTGCCATTTTATTCTCCAAAATCCATTTCTATTTGTTTTGAATCTGATACTAGATCCTCTAAATCAGCTGCTTTCCAACCTTCAGGTTTTACTAAATCGATTTTAAAATTATTACGTTTAGCATTTTGTCCAATTTCTTTTTTACTATTGGCTTCCATAACCCTTAAATATGCTTCTTTAAAAACATCTAACATCCCTTGCCTTTCAGCAGTACCTAATGCAAAAACAACCACATCAATTAAAGCATCTAATTCATCATGTTTTGTTTCGGCATTCATATACTCATTAACTTCTTCAATCATAGCTAATGTTCTGAAATCTTTTTCTTCTTGAGTAAAAGGTATCCTTTCGTGGTTGATACCAAACTGAAGATGTAAATCTCTAACTTGTTTGAACATGTTACATCCTTGCATAATTTTTCTCCATATTAAAATTGCATTGTATCTTATTTTACATATTATAAAATATATTTTTTAAATCTCAGAATAACCAATATCTTCTAAAATCTGTTTTGATTCATTTATATAGCGATCGTAATCAATATCATTAGGAAATTCTTCTAATTCCATAATGGGTCTAGAGTTATCAGACTTAGGTACTTTATTACCATTTTTCTTATAGCTAATTTGTTGACCTTTATTTGAATATATCCATCTCACGACTCTTCCTAAATAATCATCACCCCAAACTGCTCCACCTGTAACGGATCTAACAGTTAGGAATTCCTTAATATCTTTACAGGATTTAATAGTTTCATCTATGGGTTTATTCTTAGTCAGATAATCCATTGCTGCATTTACACATATTGTAGCAGTAGGATTTTTGCTAATTTGATTTATAGTGAAAATACCTTTACCTTTAACTCCTTTTTCAGTAACAGCTAAATAATTATTAACATCTCGGGAATATAAAGCTTGATATCTTGTTTCTTCTAATTCAAATCCTGTATCTATTTCCCAACAAAAACACATATCATCGAAATCTTCATACTTATCTTTGTCTAAAATAGATACAAATCCATCCGTATTTGCGGAAATAACATTTATCCCTTTTTGTTCTAATTTTTCAATTAGCATTAATAAAGCTAATTGGCCTGTTAATGTTACGGCCATCATTAAATCAGGGGAATATAAAACTGAATATTTGGATCCTAATTTACCAAAAGACCCATTTATTACAACTTTTAATGAATCATTTATTAACTTATTACCGGACTTCTTGGCTTCAATTCTCCGATCCACAATCCCTTTATAAACTTCTAAAAATTTATTACCCAAATGCCGGGGGTATAATCCTAAATTAAGTATTATAGCAGGGTAATAAGATACTACATCTCTTTCACACAATATTGTTCCCGGTTTAGGTATAATCGTTTGCTTTTTTTCAGTAGAATGAATTCCACCTATACCTAATTGATAAGTTGATTTACCAAGATTAATCTTCATAGATTTTAATTCTTTAGGTAGTTGTATTGACCCCTTACCATCTAATTCAAATCTATGATTACGAATAAATTCTAAAGCTTCATTTAATTCTTTACTATCAAACTTAATATAGCTAGGAATTTCATATTTGAATGTAGTGGAACTTTCTATTCGGGGTCTATTAATTCTTTTGTTTAACATTTTTTTACTAAGCACGGACTTAATAACAGCTTCTGCTATTTGTGCATCAGATTTAGATCTTAAATCTAGACCATATTGATTAGACATTTCATATCGAAGTTTAATCCTATCTTCAATCTTTTTATATAAGTCTATAGTTGTATCTAAATCATTTATACAATAGGTTAGAGTATCTTCCATCTCTTTTTCTGTTAGCATTGTACCTGGCTCTATAGGTAAATCTTGAAGCCTTTTAGAATGTAATCTTCCCCCGTATAATTTGAGACTGACTCTTACACCTGGTGCTGGTTCAGATATATCAAAATGAGACATATTTTTAGGTAGGAATAAGTTAAAATCTTTTAACGATTTCCATCCTGGTATATTCTCATTAATTATTCTATCTGACAATTTATGAATATCTTTACAAGGCCTACCAGTTAAAGCAAATAGTATGATAGGGATGTCATATTTGTTGCTATTGAATCCAAAAGTTGTTTTCTTAATGATAATACTATAAAGCTTATTTATTTGCTCTTTAGTTAATCCTTGGTCTTCACCTTTAGATTCTATGGTTACAACATTTTGATTTTCAATATTTTTAAATGCTGCTAAGAAATAATTGGGATATACTTCACAATCAAGAACGATAAAAGCCCCCGAAGGGGCTTCGTAGTTAATCATAGATCGTCTAAATCAGAGAAGTCATCAGAGACATCGATTTGTCCCATACCCCATGATTCTCCATCTTTAACAAATTGAACCCCATATAAATTTGCATTTACACGTTTTCCATATTTATTATTTTGGATCCAAAGATCGATAATAGCATTTACATAACAGCCTGGGTAAATTCTTTCATCTTCTTCGACTAAAGGTGTTTTATCTCTATCGATTACCGTTGGTCTTTTAGAACTTGCAGCTTTTAAAGACCAATGGTCGGCGTACCCATCATATTGAGAATCATCGCCATCTTTTAAGCAACGCTTATCCGATGGGATACTAACTTTAGCTTCAGCAACAGCTTTATCGATTGCTTCATCGAGCATTGCTTTAGTCTTTTTGTCTTTTTTATCAATTAGAAAGGTTCCTTCAAATTTACCTTCGTTTCCATCAAATTCTGCTTTGCGGAAGATAGAAGGGAAAGATAGACGAACATTTTTTAACATCATTTTACTCATTTTAACTCCTTAAATGGTTATATTAAATTGGTTTGGCTGACTCATCAGACCCAGGTTACCAATCCTGGATGAAGAGCCCTCGTACTTGTGGAGGCTGAGGGCTCTTTTCGTCTTACTAATAAGACCTGCTTTTCGGAACCAGGTGCAAGTCAAACCTGGATGAAAACTTTTTATGGTGAAGTATATCATATAATTGACAAATAATAAATTATATTTCATCAAATATCTCTTCTACACTTTGTATATCTAAAGCTTGTCTTTTATCACTTAAAGGTGCTAATACAGTTTTACCTTGTGGTTTATCGGTTAGATCCTTAGTGAAATCTTTACCTAATCTTTTCTCTGCTTCAGTTATACCTATCATACGTTTAAGATAAGCATCTTCTCCTAATTTGTCTATTAATGCTTTTTCTGCAGAGGAATTCCATTTCCTTATTGCTCTTCCCTCTACTAGTTTGTAACCTGGGAATTCTTTACCTGTACCTAATTGATTAAATATGGAAGCTTCTACTGCATTTAAAAATGATACGAAAAGGCCTTTATTGTCCAGTATGGACTTCTTTTCATCTTCACTTAATGTTTCCACATCGATGCTCTCTAAGTCATCAAATTCGGCAGTTATGGTAGCAGTAGTAAAATCTAATAGTGCTTTACAATCACCTTTGGCTTTACACCATTGGCATTGTTTTTTACCTGGTATTCTTTGAGCATCAGGGCTTAATGCTAATTGAGCTCTTTCTGTTACATATTTACCAAATAATAATAAATCCTCTTTTGATATATCCCATTCAGAAAAATGGAATAAACGAGGTTGAACAATATGTAATCTAAAGGTTTTTATATCATGTAGGAATGCTAAATCATTTTCCATACCTGTTGCATACAATTGTGCTTGAGTATTTTCAAATGCATCTACTCTTATACCCTTACCATATTTCAAATCAAATATATGACAAATGCCTTTATCAGAATCTACAACTGCTGCGTCTAATGTACCAAACCCATCAGGTACTAAATGAGCAAAGCTTACTCGCTCTTCAGTATATAGAGTGGTAAATCTATTTTCGAAGCTTCTGACATAATCTACGTACTCCTGAACATACTCTACCATCTCTTTTTCTACTGTTCTTTTATAAACAATTTTGCCTAAATACCAATCAGCATCTCTGTTCTTCTTTAAACATAAATCGGCTAATTCATGAGCCATAGAACCTTCAATAGCAAATTCGGATCCTTCTCCATCAGAAGGATATATTGATTCTGCATGAACTGAGCCGGGGCAATTAAGCCACCGACTCGATCCACTTGCAGAGAGTTTAGCATGTGCAATCATAGTTTCCCCAGTTGTTTATGTAGAGTCTTAAGACCCTCAGAATCAAGATCGGCTATTGAATCTGCCTTTAATTTAGTTACCATATCCTTGATAGTTTTACGATCAATTCCCGATCTCATTTTTTCTTTTGCTAATTCTTTAACATGAGATGCTGTAATAACTGTATGATTA